AGAACCCATACAGCTATCCTTTCCATTTGAAACAGCTGATGGCTGTGTATGTAGTTTTTAATCTTAAAAACCTTTATAAAAATGAATAAAACAATCCAAGAACTCGTCCCACTTATCCAAGAGTGGGCAAAAGAAAGGGGGATATTTAAGAAAAGTACCCCATTTGACCAACTACTTAAGACACACGAGGAGGTTGGTGAGCTTATCAAGGCGTGTTATGACAATGATAAACCAGCTATCCAAGATGCAATAGGTGATGTAATGGTTACTCTCATTAACTACTGCTATTTTATGAAAATAGATGCTTGGATACAAATCAATGATGTTTTAAATATTGGGGACGAAACAAAGGAAGATAAAGTGATATTGTCTTTATATACGCTAAGAGAACTTAGTAGTTTAATGAATAGCACTTTTATAACAATGGGTAGAACGTATGAAGAACAATCTAAAACTATTTTTTTTAATTTTAGTTACATAATTTATTATCTAAATAATATAGCTATCTTAGAAAATACTACCCTTGAGGAATGCCTTAACCTCGCCTACAACGAGATAAAAAGCAGAACAGGAAAAATGATTAACGGTAAATTTGTGAAAGATTAATTAAAAAAGAAAATGATGCAAATTATAAATAATACAGGCGCTATAATTAAAGAGCAAATTAACTTAGGTGACATTGATAATTTGAATATTGACGATTTATTTAAAAATAACACCAGTAAAAAGATGAATACTGAAAATAACAAAACTGAAACCTACAACTTAGAAGGTGTAGAACCTATCATTGAAGAATTTTACAATGAGAAAAAAGAAATGTTTGTTATTAAAATATCATACTATTCAGGTGACGATTTCTTAGAATTTTTTTAGGATTTAAGGAAAAAGAGATTGCCGATGAATATTTTAATAAAATCACACAAAATAAAATATCTAAGATAATATTAGAACTAAAATAATATTAGAATGAATACACAAAATTACCCCACTTGGCTTGTCCCTATAGAGATAGCCTTAGAACTCAAAGAAATAGGGTTTAATAAAAAGACTATGTTTTATTTTTTCTCAGCTGATACTACATTTAAATTTAGTATCTCTGAAGATATAAATTTAGATTACATTCTTCCCATCGAAGATGTTGAGTTAGACAATTACAACAGGAAAGGTTTTTATGCTTCAATCCCCACTTGGGAACAAGTATTTGAGTGGTTCAGAGAGAGAGGTTACCATGGTGTTATAGCCGCAAGAGGAGAGGATGAGGAGAACGAATATTCCTATTGCATTGACTACCTCAACGAGTTAAGTAGTGACTTTGAGCAGGACAGCCACCTCACCTATGAAGAAGCTCGCGAAGCCCTCGTAAAAGCCCTTATACAAACCTATAAAAACGAACAACTATGAATAAAAAACTCATTGTACTATCAGGAAAAAAAAGAGTAGGTAAGGACACCGTGGCAAACCTATTCAATGACTACACCCAGCGTAAATACGCACTAAGAGCCTTTGCTGATCCAGTCAAAGAGATAGTATCTCAAGCAGTAGGAACAGCCTCATATGCGCTAGACCTTTACAAAGAAAGCCTATTAGTAGCTGTCAATGGCATACAGAGCAACCTAACCATAAGGGAGCTATATCGAAAGACAGCCGATTTTTACAAGGAACTGCTTGGGGAGGATATATTCGCTAAGCTAATGCTAAGGCGATTGGCATATGAGAATTACGAATTTCCAAGGGTGATTATTACAGACATGCGCTTCAAAGTGGAGTATGAGCAGATGGAACTACTTG